CTTTATTGACGCTCCACCATTAGGTTTAAGTTCGGCTAAGTAGGATTTAATAACCCAGCGCAGAGCCAGCAATAAACTGCTTGCGATTGCGCAACCGCCAACGGCGATAGCGACCCAATCGTTTGGAGTCATTTCGCATCGATACCATAATCAACTTCTTTACCAGAAGTAGGATCAATGGCTTTGATAACAGGAGCAATTAATGCACCAAGCAGAATTGCATATTCAGGCTTAATATCTCCCACAATGGCTAAAGCCACAGTTATTCCAGAAGCTGCAACAGCTCTTAAGTATGACTTGATTGCTGCCTTATGTTTCTTGGTTAGTTTCATTACTTGCCTCCTAGTAGTGGGATGTTAAAGAACTCTGAATTCTTGTCTTGATCTTTTTTGAAACTGATATGAATATGATGATTATGCTTATTGATGCCTTTGTATTTACGCCATTTCCAACCAAGTAAAGGTGAGGCTATTTTCTCCTCAAAAATTACATAAGAGATACGGCCTTGATGTTTCCCGAACAATCTAATCTGATCTGCCAAATATGCTGAAAGCCTTTTATCGTCAGAAAGCCCAGCAGAAATGTCCAGTCCTCTGACACATCCTGTTTTTTCATCAGGGTTGTGATCTGACTTTGGGGCTCTTGATAAGTGTGATACAGAAGCAATCCATCCATCACTTTTACGATCCCTGTCAGGGAAGCAGTCATCAGTTTGTTCTCTTAACTGAACAGCAGCTTTAGATAACCAAGCCTTCATTAGCCAAGTATCGTTTTGAGTTCATCAGCAGTTAAACCAATGCGATCAAGAATTGTTGCTTTAGCAGTTGCCTTTGCTTCGGCTTCGGCTTTAGCAATTGCGTTTGCTGCTTGCTCTGCCTCATATTGTGCAAACTCAACATCATTCATTTCTCGATCAATAACTTCATTTGTTTCAATGTTATGTATGCGAACCATAGGTCTTGTTGATTTAGACATTATTTAACTCCGTAAAGTAGGACTGTGCCTGTTGATAAGTTTCCACCCTGATTTGAAAAAACTAGAGAAGTAATTGCTGATGTAGTAGCAATATGTCCATCAGCAAAAACACCTCTTTGATAACTAACAAAATATGATCCAGAAATGGTAAATGGTTTTCTACTTGTTGTGCTTGCATAGTTGTATATTGTAAAAGCCCAAGAATTAGCAGAATTTGTTCTATCAGGATCTACACCACTTAAAAGCACATATGTATCATTATTTACAGATATTGCGCTATCACTAGTATTTTGCACTTGCGTAGATATTGTTGTAGAACCATTTGGCGCACATCTAAACTTATTGTTTGCAGTCGCATTAGTTACTCCATCAATAAATGCAACCAAATTAGTATATGAACCACTAATGCCTGAAATGGTTGTTGTTGCACCTGTTAATGATGTTGTAGATAATAAAGTCATTCCGCCACTTGAAGCAGTTTGCCACTCAGGAGCAGTTGCACCAGCATTCATTGTAAATACTTGACCAGCAGTTCCTTTGGCAATACGAGCCTTAGTTGTTGCAGCTGTGTAATAATCTAAATCTCCAGAAGTAGTTCCGGGATTTAATGCTTTGACTGATGTATCAATAGATGAACCAAGTGTGCGAATTGCAGACGCGCCATCTTTGACCAGCGCGGTGTCGTCTGGTGTTGTCCAGCCATAGTTAGTAGTGGTTGCCATATTGTCCTATCCTCAGGCTACGATTGTAGCGTATTCCCATGTTAAAGTTGGATCTATTGTTTGCCATGTTTCGGTTATTGGGGTTGTATTCCAGCGCATCGCCACTTGGCTAAACGCGACTGGTGAAAGGTTAATAGTTACATAAAGCTGATTAAAGCTGACCGACCAAGACCAACCCTCAACATAACCCTCAAATTCACCACCTGAGATCTGCTCTGGAAGATTTGTTAAATTGACTGGCATTCCCATGAATATGCCAAGCAGGGCATCTCGGTCAGCATTGTCAATTTCTGGGTTTGTTACTGGGAATGTGATGGTGTCAAATTTAGGTAATGGGTAGGCTCTTTGAGCAATATACCGATCAGCCACGGCTTGAGCATCCACAGCTGAATGCAGCACACTATCAATCGATTCGGCTTTGTAGCCATAAAGTGCAATTGAGGTTGCATCGCTTGCTGTTTCTTGTGATCCAAAATTATTGCCATAATTGATGTAGATGTCATTTCTAATATCACCAGATCGGGTGGTAGTTTTTAATCCCTTACCGATTGAGTGGTGAGCATCAAGATCAACATAACCATTGGTCAATAGATAATTTTGTCTGTGGTCAGCATCATCATAATTAATGTTGCCCTGATTGTCTTCGTAGATGACACCAAAAGCTGAATTGGCAATTAGAGATGCGATGTTGTAAATAGTGTCAGGGTTGGCTGCTCGATTTTCCATTGTGTAAAGTCCGGGAGTATCAATTTCACCTAATCCAATATCACCGGCTTGCGCCCATGTTTCGGTTGCATTGTATCCAGCCCATGTTTCAGCAGCTGGTAATTCATTCCAAGAAGCCAATAACAAATCATCCAACAAATCAAGGATTTGGTTGCCATCCTCATCTTGTGAAAGAACACCATCTGTAATGGTCTTTTGAAGTTTAGCCAATGCTCCAACTGCGATTAAGGTATATCTAATCTCAGTTCCAACCGCACCTGTGTTGCCAACCTCAACTGTTAAGTCTGTAATGTTGCCGCCAAAAAGGCTGACATAGGTATTGCTTGAGTTTTTAACCTGTAAAGCAATTCCATCATTTACATTGAAATCATAGGTTTGATTGTTCAAAGCCACAATTGTAATCTGCATATAAGATGCAATTGGCTGAGAGTAAATATCTGTGCGACCAGCATTATGACTTAGGCTGGCAAGAGTTACATTTGTGTAATCAGTTCCATTGACTGTCAATTTCCAACTGGGCGTGAATACTGTCATTGTAAAGGATTGTAATATGTTCCGCGAGAAACTGATTGATTTGCAACATCTGTCAAAACTCGATTTAATCCTTCTGGATCTACTACTGCACCGGATACATAAATGTTTGTTGTATTTCCACCTGCTTGACCGAATGGTGTGCCACCAAGAACTACTGGATCGCGGCTTAAAGCATTTGCCTGATTTGTCAATACATCAAATTCAGCAGTTAATTTATTAAGTTGCTTTTGAGCTGATGATTTGCTAATTCCACCAGTAATGGTTTGAAATGTTAAATCTGTAATTTTCTCTTGAACGCCTAATAATCTATCAGTCAAATTCTTTAGACTTGTTGCTCCGGCAATTTCGGCAATTGTGCCACCGCCACCACCACCGCCACCACCACCGCCTCCTACACCTCCGCCAAAACCACCAGCACCGCCCCCACCACCACCGCCTCCTCCTCCTGCAACACCAGCACCAGATCCAATTTTGTTAATTTGTTGAATATCTGATCCAGTTTTAACAAGGTTCAATCCCTTGATTACTGTATTGATTGCATCGATAATGAAATTTAATACTGGAGTTATAGCACCAACAATTGCCCCAAACGCATCAATAATTGCTGCCGCTGCTTTTGCTCCAACATCAAGCATGAAGCCAAATACTGTTTGCACAATAGGAAAAACTTTATCTTTCATCAATAACCAAAATTCAGTAAATGTTTCTCTGTTTTTATCCAAAGCCTCTTTGATTATGTCAAAAGCATTCTTAAATTTTTCAATAATAGGAACGCCATATTCAAAGATATAACCAATCAATCTTTCAATAATAGGCAATAATGCAAATCCAACAGCTTCTTTCGCTTCATCAAATCCTATTTTTAAGCGATCAATGCGACCTTGAAAGGTTTCAGCATTACGGCTTGCTGCTCCACCATAGAGATCTGATAGTTTTTGAGTTTCTCCTCTAAAATCTAATGTCTTGGCTTCAGCAGCTGTAATACCAATTCCCAATTTTGCTAATTGGGTATCTTGTCCGTTATAGGCTTTAGATAAGGCTTCAGTAACAGCACCAAGATCTTTACCAGTTCCCTTTGAAATATCAATTGCTAGATTTAATAAATCCTGTGATTTGGTAACATCACCGGTAGCAACTGCTAATCTTTGAAATGCTGGCCGTAGTTCATCATCGGCAATACCTACTGCTAGAGAGGTTTGGCTTATGTAATCCTCTGTTGCTTTTATTTGGGCATCAGTAGCCCCTGTGGCGGTCTGTAATGCACTTGCCAGCCTTAACTGTGCAGCCTCATCCTCAATAGCGGATCTGACCCCATCAACGGCTAATTTGGTGGCATAGGCAGCAGCAGCAGCTGTGGCAACCGCAAATGCAGCTCCAACCTTTTTGCCAAAATCATTAGCCTTATCGCCAAAACCTTGAATCTCTTTGTCAGCTTGTTTTAATCCTTTTTGCAAACCATCAATATCGGCTGCAAGGGCAAGCGTTAAGGAACGACTACTATTCGCTGCCATCTGACCACTCCTTCATTACATCTAAAATAATTTCCTCAAACTCTTTAATTAAGGTTGGTTGCAATTCTCTTATTGTTGGATAAATAAACCAACCTCTTGAACCCGGCCCTTTAGGCATTGGCCCTGACCATCTTGGGAATTGTGGGTATCTGCTAGAACCAAATTCAATTGCTGCACCAATACCATTACGCTTTCCTTTTGGATCGTTACGAGTATTGAATTGAGTTGTTGCGCCACCCGAAAACTTTTGTCCAGCAAAACCAAATTTAATCTCACCAAGTAATGAGGAGGCTTTTACCTGACCACCCTGTGCAATTCGATCAGCTTGTTTGCCTCTTGATGCAGCAATCCTTCTAATTTCATTTAATTCTTTTTGAGCCAACTCTTGCACTTTACGCTTAGTTTCTTGCGTAACAGTTGCATCCATTTTGCGGATCACTCTTGCAATTTTGTTAAGTTCGCGTTTGTCATAAAATACTGAAGGTTCGGTGCTAATTGCCATTCCTTGCCTCCAGTATCTCTAATGCTGTCATTATGTCGTCTGCATCAACCCATTCGCTCATTGGTATTTGTGTGGCAATTGCCAACTGAACCAATAACCTGTTTAGGCTTCCTGCTGGGTGGCTTTTGGGTTTGCATCACCAACAATTACATCGGTAACTGTTTCACACCATACTTCATAAGGTTTAACTGTTTTACCAGCTGCTTCGCGCTTATGTGCATGGTATGCCAAAAACATTAAATCGGATATACCCATTTTCTCTTGGGCTTGACCAATTGTGTTTCCGGTTGATTTTTCCCATTTTTGCCACTCTGGGGGTTGAGCAATATAGGTTGCTTGTTCCCCAGAGTTGTATTCAATTGTGATTGGTAACTTCATTGTTTGCTCCCGTTTGTTTGATTAAAGTGATTCTGTAACTGCGCCCTTAGATACTTTGAAAGTAAATGTTGCAGTTTGTGCATCTGGTGCTGTTCCGCCAACTGGTGCTGGATAAGCTGGTAAGCAATCAAATGCAAAAGTGTGGCCAGATGTTACAGTCATTGTAACTGTAAAAGTGGTATCTGGTGCGCTATCTGCTGCGCCCCATAGAGCCTCACAAACTGAGTTTGTCTTGCCCCAGTCTGCCAAAATCTCCATTGTGAATTCTGCTTCAACATTGATTGTCTTGTAAGCCTCGCCATCAAGTGTTTGGTAAGTCTGGCGATCGATTGTTTTTGTTAAAGTCGCTGAAAGTGCTTGCGCATCGATGTCTGTTCCGAGAGAACCTGAAAAAGACAGCGAAACATCGCGACCAGTAATTACTTGGGTTGCCATGATTTCTCCTTAGATTGTTCGTGTGTAGTAGGTGCTGACTCTGACATCTGCGATGAGCAGCGTTGATGCTCCAACTTGTGTAACTGTTGGTCTTTCGACCGAACTGACAATGTATCCATTTGGAATTACTGCCAGAACACTTATGACTAACTGCTCGATATTG